CAAGTCTTAGCCCAGTGTGAGCCCGTGTGCATACGTTGTGGATATCCCGTGGACATGAACCTACCCTCCACACACCCCGACGGACCCACAGCAGACCATGAACCCCCATTAGCTGAGACTGAGCAAGCCACCCCTGACATGACGGGGGCGGGCATTGCTCATCTATCCTGCAATCGTAGCCACGGTGGACGCCTAGGATCCGCACGCATGAAAAGGAACGCACCAAATAAAAAAACCGCGCAGCGTGGCTCAGATCCTGTTTTTAGGGCAGGCCTTCAAGCCCCCCTCGCGCCCCTGCACTCCTTACCCCCAAGAGGCCAAGATCGGGCAGGATCGAACTTGAGTGAACCAAAATTAGATGAGGGTGGTCATGTTCGTCCCAGATTGGAAACGGCGCGTCACGGGGATAGTGGGCAGAGCCATGGTCCGGCCGCTGCGGAGTGGTTGGCGAATGTTTACGGGATGGTGTTGCGGCCGTGGCAGCGGTATGCGTTAGATCGTGCGCTTGAGTATGACGAGAATGGGTTGGTTTGGGCTTCCGTAATTATCAGTGTCGGCAGACAATCCGGAAAATCTTGGCTCGCTCGCGGGGTGCTTATGTGGCGGTTGCATCATGCGGAATTGTTTGGTGAGACTCAGACAATTATCCATGTAAGCAATAAGCGCGAGACTGCAATGGAGATCATTCGACCGGCGGCACAATGGGCCGTAGAAAAGTACGGACCAAAAGCAGCCAGGTGGGGCAACACGATGGCCGGGATCACGTTGCCTAGTGGTGACCGTTGGATTATTCACGCCGCTAACGAGTCGGCCGGCGTTGGCTACTCGGCGGGGTTAGTGTTCGCGGATGAGGCGTGGAAGATTGACCGCACCGTCATCGAGGACTCGTTAGCCCCGACTATGGCCGAACGGAACCAACCCCAATTGTGGCTAGTGTCCACCGCGGGCGACTCCGGCTCGGAACTAATGCTTACCGCTAGGGCTAGGGCCATAGACAACTTGGACACACCGACGTCGGAACTACTCCTTGAATGGTCGGCGCCACCAGACGCAGACCCCGACCTCGTATCGACCTGGCAATGGGGCTCACCGGAGTGGTCAGAAAAGCGAGAGAAGTTCCTACGGCAGCAATGGGAGCGGATCGACCCGGGCGCATTTAAGCGCGAATACCTTAACCAATGGATAGTGAAAGATAATCATTGGATGGGTTCCGGGGTGTGGGACACATGTGAGGACCCGACCTTGGTGCTCGACGCTACCCAGCATTGGGCCGTCGCTTGCGAGTCAGATTTCGACGGGACCTCTCACGCCGTCGCTATCGCTTGGGTTACGGGTGAGAACCTGATAGCGGTTAAGGTCACCACGCACCGGACCATTAAGGATGTTGACGAACGTCTAGCCGAGATACGGGCAATGAATCCTGACTTGCATGTGCAGATTACGCCGTCATATATTGACCGGCTCACCTCACACACGGACGGGATCGTCGGCCAACGCGAAGCCCAGATCGCCACACAAGTAATGCTCGACGCGTTCAATCGCTGCACAATCAGGCACGACGGCGACCCCGCGCTACTTGACCAATTCACCAGGTCGACGATCTCCAAGCGGAGCGGGGGGTGGGTACTTTCAAGCGCTGCTCAATCCGGCGGTGTTTTTGGTGCGCGTGCGGTGATGTTTGCATTGGCACAAATTACTAAGCAACCTAAACCGCGACCCATGATCTACTCACGGAGCGCAACACGCCGATAACCCCGACATCCCAAGACACTAGGTAACGTGTGCTACGCGGGCGATAATACGGGTGTGGCTCTACTCTCCCGTGGCGTCCGACTAGTCGGAGCATCCCAACAGATCAACAACGATGTCCAGGCAGCGTCTAAAATGGTCGCGGATGCTCCGACAGTCCGGGAGGCTAACGCTCTCCTGGCATCGATCACGGCGTCCGGCCCGTACCGCTCTTTGGTGTCGAGCGCGTACCAAGTTCCCGCATATGTCAAGGCTCTTAAGACTTACTCGCACACTATTGCGACTTTCCCGCTGCGGGAATATGTCGGCATTGACCAGGTGGTGGCTCGGTCTTTCCTTAATCAGCCGTCAACTCATGGCACGTACTGGTCACAGATGACTCGGCTCGTTGAAGATCTACTTCAATATGACACGGCGTATTGGTACATCACGTCGAGGACGTGGGATGGATTCCCGGCCACGATAGAGCGGATGCCCTACACCGAGGTTAGTTTGCTCGATCCTGACCCGTTCGCCGATATCCAATTCCAGGTCCCGGTCGGGTCGGTGTTCTGGAATGACATGATCATCCCGGGCTCGGAGATCATCAGATTTGACGGTGACGGTCTCGGCGGATGGCTCGCCACCGGAGCCGCCGCAATCAACACGGCCGCGGCCCTTGAAGCGGCCACGCAGCAAATGGCCGAATATCCGCTACCGCAAATCGTGCTAAAAAATAACGGCGCAGACCTACCGGCCGCGGCGGTCGACGCATTGCTAGACGCGTGGGAGACAGCACGCCAAACCCGGACCACCGCCTACGTCAACTCGACCATATCCACCGACGCTATGGGATGGAACGCCGCAGACCTACAACTCGTAGCAGCACGCGAAGAATCAGCCCTCATGATCGCCCGCCTGGCTAACCTTGACCCGGTTTGGGTCGGGGCCGGTGTCCCATCAGGTTCGCTCAACTATTCAAATCGCGTCGACCTTTACCGGCAGTTGCTAGACCTTTCATTGTCTCCGATCATGGCGGCGATCGCGCAACGCCTAAGCATGAACGATGTCACGCCGCGGGGCCGCGAGGTCAAGTTTGACACGACGACATTCTTGCGCTCGAACCCTGCCGAGATATCAGCACTAGCCAACATTTTAATCCCGCTTGGCGTCTTAACTCCTAACGAAGTACGCGGTTTGCTCGACCTACCAGATTTGGAAGTGACACTGTGAACAAAACCGAGACACCATTCGACCTTGTAGTCGACTACCGTGAGGATCGGGCCGACGGCGTTATCGCCACGATGTACGGCCGGGCCGTACCTTACGACACCCCGACCATGATTAGCGGCGTCGAGGAATCGTTCGCGCCCGGATCGTTTGACCCTGCCGGAGTAATCGGGAAGCCGCTAGCGTGGCGGCATGATGCACCGGTCGGAGTCATCACCGACGCAAGCAACGAAGCAGACGGCCTATACATAACGGCAAACATTCTCGACACCGTACAGGGCCGCGACGCCGCGACCCTAGCCAAAGCCGGAGCAGTCAAAGGCCTAAGTGTCGGCTTTGCCCCTCTCAAGTCTTTACGAAATAAGACAGGTTCAACCGTTCGTCACCTTAGCGCTCAGTTATTTGAGACAAGCCTTACCCATATGCCCGCCTATTCCAGTGCGGGTATTTCATCAATAAGAGAAGAGACAGTCATGGATCCAGAAGAGACCACCGTAGAGACCGTTGTGGTCTCTGAGGATGTAGAAGCACGCGAAGCAATCGCCGCAGTCCGCGAGCAGGTAGCAAAGATTGAGGCCCGCTCATACGTAACCGAGATGCAGCACCCTTTGGCCAAGTATCGCTCACTTGGTGACTACCGGCTAGCCGTGTACAACGGCGAGGTCGAGGACCGCGCCCTGTTTGACCAGGTCACGGACAATAATCCTGGGGTATTGCCTCCGAATTGGTCGTCCGTTGTCCGCTTGATTTTTGACCTCGGGCGTCCAACGATCAACGCGTTCGGCGTCATGAGTGCCGGAACATCCGGAACCACATTCAACTGGCCATATTGGGAAGGCGATTTAACCGAAATTGTTGCCGAGCAGGTTGACGAAAAGGACGAGATTAACTCGGTCGCTATCAACATCCTCAAGGGCACCGCAACCCTTAAGACGTTCGCGGCCGGTTCGGATATCTCCTACCAGTTGTTGCAGCGCTCAACCCCGTCCTACGTTGATGCACACTCCCGCATCATGATCAACTCATATGTCCAAGTTACCGACATTGATTTTGTCGGCGCCGTATACGGGGCACGCACCCCAAGTAACTACAACATCGCAACCGACACCGACGGCAGCGCGTTCCGCGAAGCCGTGTTCGGCGCATCGGTAGACGTACAAACCGCCACAGGGATGCCGGCCGAGTTTGTTCTCGTATCTCCTGACGTCTTTAAGACGATCGGTGGTTGGTCGACGTTCTTCCCAAGTAACTATGGGACGTTCAACGTGTCAGGTACCGCAGTAGCAAACACCTTGGGCGTGGCAGTCTCCGGCCTGCCGGTCATCCTTGACCGCAACATCGGCGGCAACGCCATCCTGGTGTCCAATACAGAAGCGGCCAAGTTCATCGAGGACGGTCCAAAGTTCGCCCAGGCAGAAAATATCAGCCAGTTGGGTCGCGATGTGGCCATATATGGCTATGGAGCGGCAATGATCATCAGCGGCGCGGGCATCATCGGCCTTGAAGTTGTTGCATAACTAGACGGGAAAGGTTAGGAGATTACAGTGGCATTAGTGACAGGACAGAACGTAGCCGACGCGCTACAACTGACCTATGCGGATGACGTGGCCGGGTTTACCCAAGCCGCGTCCGCCGCGCAACTAACTGTCGGTAATCTCCTAACCACCGCCGCACTGGCAGCCGAGAACGCAGCGTGCAAGGAAGCAGCGCTTCAGGTTGGGATTGAGATCTACCAGGCGAGAACCTCGGTCGGTGGGCAAATTGTGTCGGTCGACTTCACCCCCGGCCCTTACCGGCTATCGGTGTGGCTCATTCGTCGGGTCTATGCGCTCATTGGTCCGTTTATGAACCCCGCGGGGATGGTGGGATGAAATGCCCAACGCCCTATCCACGGATGCCAGGCTAGAACTAGCGGGGCTACTAGCGACCGTCACCGGGTACAAGGTCCATGATGTCGCACCTAACGTGCCTATTCCACCGTGTCTAGTGATCGTGCCGGATACGCCGTGGATCGTCCCGGAGCGCATTGGGTCAGTCCTTAACTACCGGCTAAGGCTCAAGGTGTTAGTCGTGGTCGACTCTCGAAACAATACGGCCGCGCTAAAAAAGATGGAGTCAGCGGTTGAGGCCGTAGCCGTAGCCGTCGGTGACAGTTTCATTATCGACCAGATCAGCCCTCCACAAATTACGGACACCGGCGCCACCGCGGTGCTCGTATCCGAAGTTTCTACAACCTCTCACATAATCGACGCTTAACAATCTAAGGAGAAAGATCATGGCAGTAGTAGCAGTAGCCGGATACACCTTTACGGTGTCTCTCGCAGCGGGTGACGTTAGTGACCAGATTACCGACGGAACCATCACACAAACCGGGACCGTAGTTCGGACCAAGACCCTAGGCGGGGTCAACTTCACACAAACCGACTTTACGTCGGCGGCGTCTTTGTCATTCTTGTATGACGGGGATTCAGGCGTATACAACACCCTGTCGGATGCCGTCACCGGATTGACGGATATCGCCGTGGTCATCACTGGCAGCACCGGCACATTTACAGGTGACATGTTCCCAGAGTCCGTTGAGATCACTTACGACTCGGCAGGTGTCGCAACGTGTAGCGCATCTCTCGTCGGCACCCTGGTGCTTTCCTAATGCTGCCCACGATGGTGGTGGTACTCGATGGGGCCGACCCTGTCGAGTACCAAGCCACCGCGGCAGACATGTGGCTATGGGAGGACCTATCCCAAAAGTCCATAGGCACCGGCGCAGAGTACGGGCTACGGCTCACCCTTGCTTATATCGGTGTCACGGGTAAGGAACCTAAGAACTTAGCCGAGGTTCGCACATGGGCCCGGGAGAATAAGGTACAAGTGGATGTGGGTAAGAACGTGGACCCTATCGAGCCGGATCCTTCCGGCGATTAGTTGTAAGGCTGGCCGTCGCGCTCAACCGGCCGGTGCACGAAGTATTGACGTATGACCCGCAACTGTTTACGACGCTAGTCGAGGAGGTGTTCACGGATGGCAAGTCAAAAGAAAGTTGACATGAACGTGCCCGGGCTTAAGCAGTTACTCCGAGACATGAACAAACTCGACAAAGAGGCGAAAAGCGAACTACGCAAATCCTCGTTATCTATTGCTAAGCGTTACATGGTGCCAGCCTGGTCTATGGCCGCCCTCGAAGCCGGGCCGTGGGGCGAAAAAATCCTACGCACGATCAAAGCGAAGTCCGACCGGATACCCTTAGTCATAATTGGATCTAACCGCGTAGCGTTTAAGCGTGGCGCGTCAGTAAACCAAATAAAGACGGCGTCATCGTTTGGTGTCTCGAAGCGCGGGCGCAACAACCCCAAAGCCGCGGGCGCCGTCGCGGCGTTTGGCACCGGTACGGGATGGATGAAAGGCGTTGGCGCGTCCTACAAGGAACCCGCTATGCGTGAATGGGGATTAGCGGCCGACAAAGTTGTCGCAAATTGGCAGACTAGGCGGGTGACTTACTAATGGCAATAGCAGGCCAAGGCGGCCGAACCCTAATGGTGTACCTAGCCGCCGATACCGCCAATTTTAAGCGCAACATGAACAGTGCCGAGGCATCGGTGACGGGCTTTGGTGGGCACGTCGACAACATCGGCGGAAAGATGGCCAACGTCCTAGGGCCCGCCCTGCTAGGTGTCGGCATCGCAGCCGGGGCTATGGCCGCCAAGTTTGCAGTAGACGGCGTACAGGCTTTTGTAGCCGATGAAGCCGCGGCCGCGAAACTAGCCACAACCCTAGGTAACCTCGGATTAGAGCAAGCCACTACACAGGTCGAGTCATTCATTGACTCGCAACAAAGGCTTACGGGTGTCGCGGATGACGAATTGCGGCCCGCGTTTGATCGGTTAATTAGGTCCACGCAAGACGTCGGGACCGCCACCAACGCCCTCAAACTTGCGCAAGACATAGCCGCAGGCACCGGCAAAAGCCTTGAAAGTGTGGCCAATGCCCTAGGCAAAGCCTTTGACGGCAACACAGTCGGGCTAGGCAAACTAGGGGTAGGCCTAGACGCCGCGACCCTGCGCACCGGCAACATGAAAGAGATAACTCAAGCCCTAGCCGACACGTTCGGTGGGCAGGCTGAGACGGCCGCGGGCACATACCAAGGGCAACTTAACCGCCTAACCGTCGCATTTGGCGAACTTCAAGAATCATTCGGCCGCGGATTCATCACGTCACTAGGTAACTCGACCGCCAAAACCGACGAACTAATGCAAGCCATGAAAGACCTTGAGCCAGTCCTACAAAGCATTGGCAGCGAACTAGCCAGGGATCTAGTCGCATTAGTGGACTTTGGGCGCGGGTTCCAAAACTTCCTAAGACCATTAAACGACTTTGAGAACGGATCAACCCGCGTATTCAACGAGTTACAAAGACAACTAGCCCAAAACCTGTTCGACGTCCAAGCCCTAAAAGACGCCTATAGCGGTCTAGCCGGGGTGGCTAGCGGATTTGGTGGGGCTGCGGCCGTAGGTGGCGGCGGCGGTGCTGGTAGCGGCGGATCATTCGGCGGGACAGCAGGCATGGCCGGAGTGCGGGAAAACGATCCGAGCGTTATTCGTGCCAACCTAGCGGCCCAGTGGGCCGACGTCCTCGACAAACTCAACCCCAAATTAGAAGAGAACCGGGCCGCGTCAAGCGGATCCGCAAAGGCTACGACGTCAATACGCGACGCAATGAAAGCCGCCTCTGATACTGTCACGACGGCATTCCAACCGGCCCTAGACGTAGCACAGGCCGCCCTAGACGGTGTCAAGGCCGCGTCCTACGCATATGCCGAAAGCCTAAAAGGTGCCATAACCGGGACAATTAGCCTGGCATCGGCTTGGGCCGCGGCAGAGTCAAAAGCACAACCGGGCGAAGCGTTCGCAGCGGACGCCCTGACAGCGTTCCAAAAGCAGATAGGCGACGCCACCGGCTTTGCTAAAGCCATAGGGAACCTAGCCGCGCAACCTGGTGTATCTCAAGCCCTCATCGACCAACTGGTGGCCGTGGGTCAGGCTCAAGGCCCTATCGCGGGCACCGTACTAGCCAACGAAATGATTAGTTCCGGTCTAGTCCCGACCCTTGCCGAGCAGTTGCAGAGCCTAGACATATTTGCGGGCGCCACAGGTGAGGCCGTTTCGGCTAAGTTTTACGACCAAGGCGTCGTATCGGCTACTCAAGTGCTTCAAGGAATATCGGATGAGATTGTGGCCCAGCAAAAAGCCCTAAAAAAATTGGGTAAAAACATTGGCGAACCTATCGGGAACGAGATCACTAAAGAGATATCGGACGCTATTGATCGAGGGATAGCCAGGGCTAAGAAAGCGGCAGCCGACGAAGAGGCCGCAGCGTTCAGTAGGCAGACAGCAGCAAGGGCGACACAAACCGCCGTCGGTCAAGGCATCACCGCAATCATCCGGCAGACTGACCAACGCACCGGATCCCTACCGGCGGCGGCGCTCCGATGACATCGCCAACTATTACCTCGGTCACCATAAACTCGGTCGACCTTGACCTCGACGACGTAATTCTTGATGTAATCATTACTCACGGCCGCGGGGCGATCACAGACGCGGCGAGCCCGTCGACGTTGGATATGCGGATCTTTGCTACTGGTCAGATCACGGTGCCCTACACGTTGGGCCAGTCGGTCAACGTCAAAGCCGACACGGTAGACAGGTTCACCGGCGCGATTACTGACATGGCAATTAGTCACGCGACAACGATTGACGGCAATCCCCCAATGACCATCATCGACGTCACCGCGGTCGGATTATTGGCAAACCTTTCCAGATTCTACTACGACACGACACGGCCGGAAGAGGATCTACAGGCCCGAGTCGACGCAATTCTCACCGCCACGGGGCTCACCTATTCGGCGCAGGCTGACCCCGGCTATCTACTTCTTGAGGTGCTAGCGGCCGACGCCGTCCTCGAGGACGCTAGGACACAACTCGACGTCCTAAACGATTGGACCGGCGGGACCCTGTACGACAAACCCGACGGGACCGTGGTTTTCGAGTCCTACACCCGGCGCGGCTACAACTATGCCACGGCGACGTGGGATGACATGCCTTTGGATTGGGATAGCACGACCGAGGATTGGATCAGCCAATACGCCGCAGGCTCAGCAGCACCAACCGCGGTAACTCTCCCAGTTACGGCGGTAGTGTGGGAGCCTAGGTGGCAGGCTACCGCGTCAACCATCGTAAACGATGTGACGGTGTCTTATGGGGCCCTTGACCCCCAAGACGTGTTTAACCAAGTGGACGCCGGGAGCGTCGCGGCGTTTGGATCTAGGGCCATCACAATTAACACGGGACTAGTCGATGTCGACGACGCCGGCAACCGAGCCAGCCTGGTCTTGACGGCGCAGGCGACGGAGCGGTGGACTTTGGGCGGGGTCGAGATTCTTATGGAGACCTTGACGGTCCCGCAACTGGCCGCGGTAATGAACCTAACCTCAGGGGACCGGGTTATTGTCACTAACCTGCCCAGCCCGGGACCGATAGGCCAATTCTTAGGAGTCCTTGAGGGATGGACCGAAACCTACACCATTGACGGTTACCGGCTCACCCTTGCACTTTCAGATCCGCGCTACTCCTATGCCATGTTGCAATGGGATGAAGCGGGCGCCGCGGATTGGCAGAACGTACCAATTACCACCACATGGTCCGACGTAATCCTACAATCAGATCTAGTCTAAGAAAGGGCAAGAAATGGCAACCACTACCTACGGCACGCCATACGTCAGCGGCACCGATTTAGTCGCTAACTGGCCAGCCGCATCACTTACGGTCGCAGACTCAATCGACGCTGCGGGATATTTTGTTGGCCGCGGAATTAACGCTCAGGTGGCGTCGTATACGACGGTCCTCACGGATGCCGGTAAAACTGTAACGATGACGGCGGCCGGAGCAAACACGGTAACGATCCCGGCTAACGCAAGCGTTGCCTACGTGGTCGGGACGCGCATAAATATCCTGAACCTTGGGGCGGGTGCTTGCACACCGACTGCGGGTGCCGGTGTCACCATCTCGGGGACGATCACGGCCCTAGCGACTAACAGCAGCGCGGCGGTAATTAAAACTGCTACTAACACCTGGTCCTATGTCCCTTTTGGTAGTGGGGGTGCGGCTACGCTGACTAGCGGTGACGTTACCTCTACTACGGGGTCGCCAACAATTACGACTAGCGGGATTTATACCATATATTCCTTTACTGGCTCAGGCACCATAGTGCTAGGTAAAGCCGGAGTTTTGGACGCCGTTGTGTGCGGGGCTGGTGCGGGCGGCGGGTTCAGGCGAGGGGGCGGTGGTGGCGCTGGTGGCTACATTGCATTGACCGGTGTTTATTTAGTGGCAGGAACTCACACTTTAGTTATTGGCGGCGGAGGTGCCGGAGGTTCGCCTGGTGCTAGCGGTGCCCAAACACAAATTACCAGCCAAACAGGTGTGGGCGTGTTTGTCCCCGGCGGCGGCGGTGGCGGCTATTTCAACGCTAACTCGGCGGTAGCCGGTGCATCAGGCGGCGGCGGTCCCGGTAGCAACGGGTCAAGTTACCCGGGAGCAGCAGGCACCAGTGGACTAGGTAACGCCGGAGGATCCGGGGCGGTTGCTGACGCGGGCGGCGGCGGCGGCGGTGCAACAGCAGCAGGCACAGCGGGAAGCGGCAACAACGGCGGCGCCGGAGGCGCCGGAACCGCTTCAAGTATTACGGGATCCAGTGTTACTAGGTCAGGTGGTGGCGGCGGCGGTGGCACTTCAGCGGGCGGCGCTGGTGGCTCTGGCGGTGGTGGTGCCGGTGCGATTGGTGCCAGTACTGGCACAGCGGGAACCGTAAACACAGGCGGCGGTGGCGGCGGCGGTGGCACAACGTCAGGTGCTGGCGGCGCGGGCGGTTCAGGAATTACTATTCTTAGGGTGGTGACGTAATGGCGCATTACGCATTAGTAAATAACGGCATTGTTGAAAATGTGATAACGGTCGCTAACGCCGCGATAGACGATCTTCCCTATCCAGAATCGGAGCCGGTCGGTGTCGCGTTCATTGCGACCCTGCCGGACCTAGCGGCACAAGCCGGAGTCTGGTGGGAATGTTCCTACAACGCCAACTTTAGAGGATGCTACCCGGGAATAGGCTACGGATTTGACGGTGTCAACTTTATTCCACCGGCCCAGCCTGAGCCCGAGCCGACGCCGGAGGATTACACCACGCAACCCGAGCCAGTAATCGAGGCACCGTAATGGCTAAATTAGTAAAAGGCGGGGTGACGCTACGTGACCAGGTTAATAAAAGATTTCCCAAAAGGAAGAAAGACTCGGATGGTTGGATCGGTGACGCCGCACACCAGTCCCGCGAGTCGGATCATAACCCGGACGCCAACGGGTGGGTTCACGCCATCGACATCGACAAGGACCTAGGGGCGAAAGGTGACGCAAAGAAACTAGCCGACCAAATAGTCGACTACGCAGCGAGCAAGAAAAAGGGCGCCAAGCGGGTAAAGTATGTAGTGTTCCAAGATCAGATAGCCAGCGCCACATATCCCGAAACCAAATGGCAATGGCGCGGCAGCGGATCCGGCCACTCCGACCACATTCACGTCT